GATGCCAAAGTCAAATTTGGTAGTTTATCGCTGAATAATCAATATCAAGTTCATTTTGCTGGCATCAATGGTGCTGTCATAAATTATCTTAGATTTGATAAAAGAATTAATAATGCACAAGATTTTATTAGTCGTGAGGCTGGTATTCTCTGTAATGACGCATCATTACCTGCAACTGCATATGCAACAGCAGAAGTAAAAGATAATTTCATGGGTGTACCACAGGAGTTTGCTCATACGAGATTGTATACAGATATTGATTTCACATTTTATGTTGATGAAGATTATACATTATTAAATATATTTGAAGGTTGGATGGACTACATTTCTAGTGGTGCTAATAGAGAGGTTGCTGATTTTCAAAAACCCTTCTATAGGAGAATGAGATATCCTGATTCATATAAGTGTGATACAATGTTTATCACAAAGTTTGAAAAAAATATGAAAAGAAAATTAAGATATCAATTTATAAACACTTTTCCAAAATCAATATCTCCTATGCCTGTGACATATGGAGCTGCAGATTTACTAAAAGTCACTGTAAGTTTCAATTATGACCGCTATATAGTTGCGAATCAAATAGATTCGTGATACAATACTAAATAAAACACTGAATTGAATAATTATGCCTTTACCAAAGATTAGTACTCCAACTTATGAATTGGTGTTGCCATCGAACAATAAAAGAATTAAATATCGTCCATTTTTAGTTCGTGAAGAAAAAATATTAATACTCGCCCTAGAATCAAATGACTCAAAGCAAGTAAGTGATGCGATTGTTGATATTCTTACATCATGTATTCTGACAAAAAACATTGATGTAACAACTTTACCTACATTTGATATTGAATATCTATTTCTTAATGTTCGATCTAAGTCTGTGGGTGAGACAGTAGAAGTGAATGTGACTTGCCCTGATGATGGTGTTACTGCTGTGGAAATGGCAGTTAATATTGATTCAATAAAAGTTAAAAAAACTAAAGGTCATAGTAATATTATTAAACTTGATGATAAGTATTCAATGAAGTTGAAATATCCTTCAATGAAACAATTTATTGAAAACAACTTTGATGTTGAGGAAACAAATGTAAATCAATCTCTTAGTATGTTATCTGGTTGCATTGACATGGTATATGATGAAGAGGAGAGTTGGGAAGCAAGTGATTGTTCACAAGAGGAGTTAGATGGATTTATTGATCAGTTAAATACTAAACAATTTAAAGAGGTTGAGAAGTTTTTTGACTCGATGCCTAAACTCTCTCACAAAGTTAAAGTTACAAATCCTAAAACTGGAGTTGAATCAGATATTGTATTGGAGGGTCTAGCTGCTTTTTTCAGCTAGGTATGGCCCACACGAATCTGGAGTCATACTATAAAATTAATTTTGCCATGATTCAGCATCATAAATACTCATTGACTGAGATTGAAAACATGATGCCTTGGGAAAGAGATGTATATGTCGCTTTACTCAAACAATATATTGAAGAAGAAAATTTAAAAAGACAACAAAGTAACTCATAGTGGCAGTTAAAAAAACACCTAAAATAAATGTTACCAAACTCATGGATGTGGGGATGGGTGATGGTGCTGAAGTCACACCAAAGAAAAGAAGAGGTAGACCAAAGAAATTAAAAACACTTGCAGAAGTAGAGGCAGAGATTAATTTAAAAGAATTTAAAAAGGCTCAAAAAAAATTAGATGCTGCCAAGTTGATGAATAAAAATGCTAAAGGCACTGAAAAACTTTTGATGCAATCAAATATGATTCTTGCAGACATCGCAAAGATCATATCAACCGACCTTGCAGTTGAACAGGAAAAAGAAAAAGAAGAAATAGATAAACTTAGAGAAGAGCAGAATAAAGGTAAAGTATCAAAAGACGAGAAAAGTGTAGAAAGCACTGGTAAAAAAGTTGCAAGCGGATTGAAAAAAACATCCATGAAAGCATTGCAACCAGTTGCAAATATGTTTGATAATTTAAAAAATTTAGCAGCGACACTTGGAATTGGTATACTTGGAAATGCTGCTTTTGAATTTATTAGAAATCCTGAGAACTCTGAAAAGATAGCAAAATTCTTTGGATTTATACAAAAGAATGCGAAGTTTATATTGGCTGGTATGGGTATTCTCGCTGCACTACCTTTAATCAGCACACTTGGTGGTGTGATAGGAGCAATTAAAATTGCATTCAGTGGGTTAGCATTTGTTATGGCAAACCCAGTGATATTAGGTGCGATAGCATTAATAGGTGCACCGATAGGACTTGCAATAGGTGCGGGTAAATTAGCAGAATTTATTGAGAGAAAGGTAGAAGGTGGATCATCATTTGTTGATGCTCAAGATCAGTTGGATCAACAACTTAAAGACGCTGGTATGGATCCGAAGGGTAGAATTGGATACACAAATAGTAGAGGAAGATTTGTCAAGAAAGGTGATAGAAACGCAGAACAGGAAGCATTATTTCAAAAGGTTCAAGCAAAAAGAAAAGAACTTCGTCAACTTCGTGATGACATGAGAGCAGAGATGGATAAACAAAAAGCAACAGTTCAAATGTCAGGAGTGAGAACAGGTGGTAGAGATAAGGGTAAGAAATATTTTTCTAAGGAGGATAATGAAAAGAAAAAAGAACTTGAGGCAAAAGTAAGGGCAGACTTTGAGGCAAAAATTAGTGGTATTATTGAAAGAAAACGAGGTGGTAGAGGTGCTAGAGGTAGAACAATACTTGTTGGAGAACAAGGCCCTGAGTTGTTTACTCCAGACACTGATGGTCAGATAAAAAATAGTGATGACACTCTTGCGATGTTAGCAGATGGTGCAAATCAAATAAATGTGATTACAGAGGACTTACCACCGATTACAACTCCAGTGCCTGATGTTCCAATTAAAGATGGTGTGATTGCGAATGAAGCAGAACCAGTTAGTTCAATTAATCCTTTGAACGATTATATGATTTTTACACCTCAACTTTTAGGTATTGAGTAATGCAACAGGCAGAACAACTCAAAATAAATGTATCTAATATTAGAAGTTCTTTACTGATTGGGACTAAGAGAACTCAGGTATTAAAAATTAGAAAAGAAAAATTACTTGATGATATTGAACAGAAGAAATTAATTCAACAAGAAGAGAAAAATCTTGAACAAACAAAAAAACCAAAGAAGATAAGCATTCTTAAATCACCAGTGAAAAAGGTAGCAAATGTTTTTGATAACATAATGAAATTTGGTGCGATAGTATTGACTGGTATTCTTGTTAATGCACTACCAAAAATGATGGATACAATTAAAAAGGTATTTAATTCAATCTCAGGATTTTTTAGTAGAGTATTTAATTTTTTCAAACCATTTATTTCATTTGTCACCGGAATCGAATTTAATGATAGGGATAATGAAAATAAAAAATTAATGGATGATGCAGAAAATTTGAAAAAGCAACTTAAACCATTAGATGATATAACCAATAAAGTTGGAAAACTCACAGGTGATTTTAATAAGGCTGCTGAAAAATCTGGTGCATCAACTGGGGGTGGTGATGGATCTGGAACAAGTGGCACAGAAACATCAAGTGAAAGCACCACAACAACCACAACTACTACCGATACATCAGATTCCTCTACTACTGTAACTGGAACGAAAACAGAAAAGGAACTTGAAGAAGAGGGATTTTACAAAGAAAAATTAAAGGAAGCTGAGACTCGTAGAATTGAATATGTAAAAAATGGTGAAACTTCTAAGATAGAGGGTGTTGACAAAAAAATTGAATTTTATAAAAAGAAATTAGGTATCAATCCCATAGATACAACCCTTATTATACAAGATGCAGACGGAAAAGTTCAAAAAGTTGATAGTTCACAATTGAAATCAAAAACTAATGATACTGTTTCTGTGTTAAATAATGGTGGAAGCACTAATGGTAGTAAAACTATTATTGTTCAAAGACAGGTCGTTCAAACTAATGTAGCAGTACCAGTATAATGTCAGCAGTCAGTCCTTCAAAGTATAATAGAATTGAACTTCAGAAAAAGGGTAAAGATCCCGTTGAGCTGAAGGGAGGGGTGGTTTCTGTTGATTATTATGAGAGTTTATATTCACCGACAGTAACTGCAAATGTAATGTATGTGGATGCAGGTGGTAATTTAGAGGATGACAAGAACAAACTTACAAGTGTTAAAGAAGCATTACCAATCACAGGACTTGAAGATTTATTTTTCAATATAACTAACGAAACTGGTGAACTTAAATTTGTAAAGAAAGATGCATTTAAGGTTTCAAAGTCTCCTGTGATGACTCGCGAATCTAATCGACAGGCAGTATTGTTATCTCTTGTCAGTCCTAAAATGAAGCAAAACAATGATGATCCTATTTTTGATAAGTATAAAGGAAAAATAAGTGATACTGTCAAGAAAATACTAAAAGAAAAATTTAAAATTAGTAAAGATAAAGTTGACATCGAACCAACTAAAAATGGATATAACTTCTTAGGTAAGGGAAGAGGTGGACTTGATTTGATATTAGATTTATGTAAGAGATCAGTTCCAGTAAAAGGAGATGCTGGATTTTTCTTTTATCAAACCAAGAGTGGATTTAAATTTAAATCTATCAATGAATTACTATCTCAGAAACCAGACTTTACATTAGTGTATTTTGGTGGATTGAAACAAGATAATACAGAAGATGGTGGTAACGATAATAAAATTATGATGCCACCAAGATTTGAAAAAGATCAAGATGTGATGAAGGCTTTAAAAGGTGGTGTGTATCGTAGTCGTAATATATTCTTTGATCCACGCACTTTTTGTTATGAAGAAGTAACTTATGATATTAGTAAAGAGGGAGTTAAAAAAACTTTAGGAAAAGATGTTCCTCCTTTTGCAGATGATGTAAAAAGTTTTACGAAAACATTTCATCATATTTTAGATGTAGGGAGTTTAGATTCTAATCCAAGCACTGAGATTAATAATGATCCAAGAGAGTGGCAAGCGTCATCAGTGATGAGATATAATTTATTACACTCACAAGTGGTTCATATCCAGATTCCATGTAATTTGAAACTAGAAGCAGGGAATGTTGTAAAGATGGATATAGAATCGACAAGTGCAAACAAAGAAGAAGGTGCGAAAGATGAGCAGCAAAGTGGTAATTATCTTATCTTAAATCTTTGTCATCATTTTACGGATCGTAGATCAATAACATCTTTGACATTAATAAGAGATACTTATGGCATCAAAAGGAGTAAGGACTAATGTTTGAGTTACCTAGTTTTTTTAATTCAAGACTTGAACCTTGGATCGGTAAAGTTGTATCTCAGAAGGCACAAAAGGCTCAACTCAATGGTATGGGGTGGGGTCATAGATTTAAAGTTCGTATCATGGGTACATACTCCGAAAATGACAATGTAGAAGATAAAGATTGTCACACAGCAATGGTGATGTTAGGTGTAACTGATGGTAGTGGTGCAGCGAACAGAATGAAATCAGTCAAAATCACTCAGAATGATATTGTTTTTGGATTCTTTTTATCACCAGATCAAAATTTTCCTGTGATCACTGGTGTAATGGGAAGAACACCAGCAAAGAAAGATTGTGGTGGTAAGTTTGGGGTTGGATCTGGTTTTACTGATGAACTAAAACCCGGTGGATCAGGTCAAAATGAATTTAATGACCAAGATAATATACCGACACAAGGTTTAGGTAATGATGGCAGTACAGGCACTGGTAAGGGTAAAGAGGTAAATACTGAAAAATTAGAGAAAGCAGGTATTGATCCAAAAAACCAAGAAGTTAATACTAATGTAGATCCAAAAGGTTTACAAAATTTTGATTTTTCGGGATTAGATCAAGAGGCCATTAAAGAAATTGTAAATGAAAGTCAAATAGCATCTGGAAAACTTAAAGAAACTGTATCAAGTTTGAGAGACACTATCATCGAGGAGGCCCCATTTGATGAATTGAAAAATGTTGCTGAAAGATTAACTCCTCAACTTAAAAATGCTGCGGAAAGTTTAGAAATTTCAGATGAGACTAGAGATGAATTGAGAAACTTGTTGACATTTGACTGATAAATAAGTATAGGAAAGTAGTATCATGGCAGACAAATTCTTACCAGAAGTGAGTGAGATAACACAAATTCTCAATGATAAAGCACCAATACCAACTGTGCTTAGTTCTGAGCAGAAGAAAGTATTCACTCAATTAATCAAGGATAATCCAATTGGGTTTGATAGTAATATCAGTTTACTCAAGGATAATTTTCCTTTGGATTTTTCTGATGTAAATCCATTGACTGAATTTGAATTGGAGTCTCTCGATAAAAATGCGTTTTCTTCATTGCTTGATAGAAATAAAGCATATAAAGAAATGGCAACACTGTTTCCTCTTGAACCACTTTCTATAACCACAGGTGAGATTATCACTTTACCTGATGGTGAGAGTGACAGATTCTTCGAGAAGGTCGAATCGAAGATGAAAAATTATTTTAATTCAGTATCAAAGGTAAATGATTTCGCTACAGATTTACCTAATGAGTTAAGTAAATTAACTAAATCCATAGGTTCAGTATCGCAAACATTTGTTGGTAGAATCTCTAATGCTCTACAGGATAGTTTAGTTGGTTTCATTGATGGAGGTATGGCAAAACTTGCTGCTCAGACTTTCAGTCAATACAGTGCGATGAAAATTCCGGGTGCGTTAGGTGTAGTTACCGGTATAGCAGGTAACTTAGGAGGTGTAACTGATAAGTTATTCAGTGGTATGGAGTGCTTGACATCAAAAGTGACAAGTGCAATGGGTGGTGTGATAAAGGACATGTTAACTGGCATGACCAAAAATATGCTTAATGCTCCCACTTGTGCAATTCAACAGTTTATTGGTGGTCTGACAAATAAGATTGCTGATTCAATGCAAGCAATTACCAAACCATTACTTGCTCCGATACTTGGTATTCTTGGCCCTATCGGTGCTAAGTTCGATGTGAAAGATTCGATTCTTGGTGGTATTGATTTTATGAAAAAGGTTGGTAATGTCTTCAAATGTCAACCTCCTCTAAAACAAACATCCTCTTCAAAGTTTGTGATTGATGGTGGACTTAAAAAAGATATTACACAAGGAGAAAGTCAAGGTCTTTTAGATCAAGCATTCGGTGCAGCATCAACAGCGTCAGGATTAATTGACAAGGCAAAAGGATTTTTGGATAGCGGTGTGCCATCCGGTCTATCTAAATTTGAAGAACAATATGGACAATGGAAAATATTTGGATCAACAGTTGGTGAAGCAGCAGATCATGGAATAGGTGGTGGTAACTGTTATACTGGAAACAATTTTAGTTGTGGCCCTGCAAACATAGACATCTTTGGTGGTAGTGGTCAAGGTGCGACTGGTAAAGTCATACTTGGAAACTTTATATCAAAGTTTGATAAGGAGGACATGTTTGGAACTTTATCAAGAACAGCGAGCATAATTGGTGTTGATATCACAAATCCGGGTGAGGGATATGCAGAGGGCCCACTGATTGATTTCAATGATAAATGTAATCAGGGTCGTGGTGCATACGGAAAAGCAATCGTGGATAGAAATATGAAATCACCAACTTATGGTCAAGTGACTTCAGTTGTAATACTAAGTCCGGGTGAAAATTTTCCAACAGATGGATCTGAGGAGCAAGAAGCATTTATTAGAGATGTCATAATTGAAGATCCCGGAATTGGATATGAAGACGGATTTATATCAGACGATATAAGACCTATCATACAGAATGGTCGTATTGCTGCGATTGAAATTGTTGAACAAATACCTTATAATAGATTACCAGACCTCACAGTTGAGTCAGAAACTGGATATGGTGCTATTATTAGACCAATTTTATCAACAGAAAGAGAAGATAGGAGAACCGATCCAGAAAAAGCAGGTGTATTCAAGGTTGTTCAGTGTGTTGGTGCATTTACATCAGAGACAGTAGAGCAACAAGAAGTAACTCCTGATGTTGTGAGGGAGATTGAAGAAACTTTATCAGAACCTACAACAACCACATCGACCACATCAACCCCAGAGACAAATGTTCCCGACACCACTACAACGAGTCAAACTGACACAAGTTCTACTACTACGACTGGAACAACTGATACATCAAGTCAACAAACGACTGGACAGAGTGACACTCCTAGTTCTGGTGGTGGTTCTGGTTCTATGGGGTCTGAAGGATCAGGTGGGGGATACGGATACTAATGTCTAAAGAAGCAAGACAACTTGAAATATTCGGTGAGAAATTATATTTTGAAACTAATACTGATCGAGTAGATGCAAATGGCCCAGCTGCGTATGTATTAGCATCACAAACGAGTGATAAAGTAAAATATAATCAGAGTTTACATGAGGGATCTGGTGATGCGAGAATATATGCAGAGAAAAGATTACAAATTGAATCAGGTGTCAAAAGTGAGACGAATAATCAGGCATTCAATGTTCGTATCAAGAATGGTCATGGTAATATAACTACGGAGAATGGTAATTTTACAATCAGCGGTGAAAAAATTGTTTTAGAAGCAGCGAGTGAATTAGTATTACATGCACCTAAAATAAAAATTGGTTATGATT